CAATAAAAAGAACATTAATGATTGAATGCACGAGATGAATATACCTAAAGAGAATAAATTCAATTTAGTAGCATATTCAGGTAATGCTTCTTCGCCTAATTCCAAAGCTTCTGCTGGTAATACTATAACAGATCTTCTAGCCGTATGGAAAGACAGACCACTTTACAATGCCATTATCAATATCTCTCGAGAATTTGAAAATGGACAGCATTTTACAAGATTTTTACTTGAAGCTGAAAAAGCTAGAGTAAAATTTGCTGAGCTGCATAAAAAGAAAGTGATTGATGTCTTGGAGTATGATTATGATTATATTCACTCTAGATTATTCAATTTTACTGCACCAGGAGGTAAATTCAGAGTGATAGCCAATGTAGACTGAGTAACTCAATCTGCATTGTCTTCAATTCATTTTTTACTATTTGATATTCTTTCTCAGATTAAATCAGATAGGACTTTTGATCATTCAAAAGGACTAGATATTTATGAGAAAGAAGCTGATTATTACTATTCAATAGATCTATCCGCTGCTACTGATAGAATGCCTCGAAGAATTCAAGCAGAATTACTTAGAGGATTATTCAATTACCAATCAAAAAAGAATGGTGATCTAATAGCAAACGAATGATTAAAAATAGTTGATAGAGTTTATTCAACAAAGAATTCTCTAATTAATAATCAACAACCGGTAAGGTATTCTATAGGGCAAGGGATGGGAATATTCACATCCTGACCTATAATGGCCTTTACTCATCACTTTATAGTTAATAAACTTTGTGGCATTAGCCTTGATGATTATTCACTTGTTGGTGATGACCTTCTTATTAAAAATAATAAGGCTGGTTACATCAAATATCTAGAAATTATGAAAAAACTAGGTATGGAGGTAAACCTAGATAAAACTATAGTTTCAGAAGCAAAAAATAAACACAGTTTAGAATTTGCAAGAAATTATATTATATCTGGCGTAAAAGTTGTTGCAAACCCATGAGGTGTATTGCTGGCTTGAAACAGTAATAAAGTTTCAGTCCATACACTTATATGAAGTTTTAAACATATTATAAATTGTAAGTCACTTCTCCTCTTTTTTTTAACATTTAATGTTAAATTAACAGAAGAAAAGTG